GTTGATGTTTTAGTTATTCTAGGTGAATATCCTAAACTATAAGCAATAGGTAATATGTTCTTTTTTTCTTTAGCTTCTAATAATAAAGTTTCTTGAACTTGAGTGTCAGTATAAAATGATAATACATCACCTACATAAGCAGCTAAGTCAGAAAACATGTTTCCAGGTGATGAAGGACCAAAATCACTGTAGTTTTGGTAATTATTTTTTATATAATCAACTAAAGCTGTTTTTAATTGATTAAAGTCTTTATTTAAATATTGTACACTCATTATAAGTTAGTTGTTAGTGCTATGTTTAATTCGTCTGCTTGGTTATTAATTGAATAATTTATATTAAGATAAACTGTATTATTTTCACTTGTAGCTAATACATTATTAACTATAATATTTTGCACATAACGTTCAATACCTTCTTTTAGAGTGTCTGTTAGTACTTCTAAATCAGTATTAGGTTCAAATAATAAAGCTCTAATACCAGAACCAAAACCAGGATCAAAAAAACGTTCACCTGGATTTGTTAGTAAGTAATTAATTAGTTGATTTTTAGTTTGAGAAGCAGTAGTTATAGTTGATGTAAATACTCCATTTTCTACAAATTGTACTCCAACACCTATTTCTTTTTTAATAGTTGCGTTTGAAGTAACATCATTGTATCTATAAATTGGTCTTACAGCCATTATACTATGCCTTTGTTTTTCATTACTTTCATCATGTCTGAGAAGTCAGGCACATCATTTATTTGTACTTGTCTAGGATCAGACACTCCTTGAGGAGCTTGGTTTATAAAATTTTCTACAGTTGTAGTACCTAAATCATATTCCATAGGATTGTGGAAATTTTGAGCATCAGCTGATGTTAAATTCATTACAGTTTTCCACTCATTGTTTTGTCTAGTTTCATTAATTAAGTCTTCTAACACATTATTTGATTTAGTTTTAGAAGGTATGTTAAAAGCAGTATTAATAGACTTAGAAGATAACATAGGTTTAGTTTTATTTTCATTAATAGCTTGTCTAGCTAATTCTTCCATAACAGCTACACGTGCTTCTTTTCTCACAACATCCTGAATTAATTTAATTAAATTGTCAGCTTTCATATTATATAAATATTAAGTATTTAGTTTTTTATCTAAAGAACCTGTTAATTGATTAAGAGATCCAGTTATTTGATTATTTAGTTGTGTTAAAGTTTTATTAGTAGTAGATGTTATAAAACTATCAATAGTACCTTTTAAATCAGATAATCTAGCTTTTTGTTTAGTATATTTTTTACCGTAAAAGGTTATTTGGTCATCTATATTTTTAATTTGAAGATAAGCCGCAGCTAAATCATTTAATTGTTTTTGTTCATTAGCAGTTAATTCTAAAGAAGCTTGAGTATACCGGGCAGCAACTAATGGTTGAGGAGGTACAGTTGCTAAAGCATTAGCGGCAGCTGCTATGTCTTGTGATTTCCTTATTTTAATTTGTATTTGTAAAGCAACTAAATAAATAGATAATACAGTATTTATAAAATCAATTATTTTATTTAAACTTAAATTATTTTTTAAGTCATTTGTTGTGTTTATTGGATTTTCATTATAAATACGTTTAGCATATCTATCAATATTATTTACAATAGAATTAATTGTTTTTTGAATATTAACTAAAGCTAAATTAATTTCAGTGTTTTGAATAGGTTGAGCTAATATTTGTCCATTTTCTATTTTAACATAAGTAACTTTAGATTGTTGTAGTATTCTATTAACTTGAGATTCTAATAAATACAACATTCTCCCTGATGAAGCTTGTTGATTAATTATTTGAGTTATTAGTCTAGAAGATATTTGAACAAATTTTTTAGTTTTAGGATTAGAATCAGCTACAGAATCTGTATTAGATGACACTGTTTCTTGTTGAGTTGATTTACTAGCAAATTCTTTAGCGAAACTTTTTAGAGTTAAAGGTTGATCACCTGAACTTCCTTCTACTGAAGAATTATTTAAAAATGAAGCTATTTTATTTACTTCAGAACTTAAATTTGAAAGTGTTGATATAGTCTTAGATAAATCTAACCCAGCTTTACTTGTATTAGGTAAAACATTTGTTTGTAAAGTTTTTAAAGAGTCTATGTTTGACATTATATTGTTTTACTTACTTTAGATTTTATGTCTTTTAATTCTTTTTTTAGTTGAGTAGTTTCAGCTAATATGTTATTATATAAATTTACAGCATGAGGTTGACTATCTGGGTTGCTAATTAATCTAATTTGGTAAGCTAAATCTTCAATTATGCTTGTCATTTGAATTAATTTTTGTTCTAAAGTGTCTCCTTTTACTATAGGTTCTTGTTTATAACCAGGTTTATTTAAACCTAACTCAATTGATGGAGCGTTAATAATTAATGAGTTAGTTTTATTGTCTCCATCTATATTACCAATATCAATAAATACTCCTTCTTTAGCTCCTAAATGTATGTAAGTATTAGAATTTAATTTAATGTCTGTAGTTGTAGACACTATTTCAAGTTTACCTGATTTAATTGATATTTTTTCGTTAGTATTAGCCATTATATAGTATCAGGTAATGTCGACGCAAAGTTTTTAGCTTTAGCAAGTCCTTCTTGTAGTATGTTATTTGATGTTGATATACCCCAACCAGCATTAGCTCTTATATAAAATAATATAGCTGTGTTTAAATCTGTAAAGACTTTTTTAGGAAAATAAGTGTTTTTAGCATTTATAAAATAAGCAGCAGTCATATGAGCTGCTATATTCATATTAGTTTCTAAAACATAAGGATTGGCTACAATGTCAATTTTACCACCTTTAGCACCTAAACTATTATAAGTACTTTGAGTTTTTTGATAAACTGTTTTAAAAGTAATGCCATTAAAACTTCTACCTAAGTATTTTTCTCCGTCTCCAGCTGCTGTATGCCCATATTGTTTACCAAAAGGACCTAAATAACCATAAACATAATCCCAAAATTGTTTATCGTCTTTTTTAATTACATCAATTTCAGCTAATGTTTTTGTTTTAAAAGCAGATTTAAATATACTTTTAATTCTATCACTACTTGTGTTTTTATAAGACGCTTCTTTTTTAGCTATATACCCAGATTCTTTAGAACATACTGCTAATATAGCTTTAATTTCAATAGGACTAAAATCATATTGTTTTAATACACTTGCTAATGTGTTAAAATTAGTTTTTTGAGTAGTATTTAATTCATTATATTTTAAAGATGCTACTGGATAAGTACCATTAGAACTTCTAGATACTAGTATTTCAGTGTATATATTAGTTAAACCAACATAGTCTTCTAAAGACACACTGCCTGTTTCATTAACTAATAATGAAAACTGAGGTTCAATGTCTGGTAAAAAATCTACTATTATTGTTTCTTCTTCTATTTGTTTAGCTTTAGAAACTACTGCTGGAGTTTTAATTATAGATTCAGTTACATTTATTAATTCTAGTTTTTTAGTAGTATCAGGTTGTATAAAAACAGGTGTGATAGTAGTTGTATCTTGTTGACTGTAATTTATAGTTGAAAAATTATTTGATGGTAAAACAATATTAGTATTAAAATCAGTAGGTTCATTATCACTTATTATAGAAATAGCTGAGTATGCTTTTTCAGGTGAAAATACTTCTCCATCTGATTCATTGTTTGTTGTTAATAAAATATTACCATTTATGTCTTGTAAAATAGAACTACCTCCCCTACCATTTATAATATTGGCTCCAGGTTGTATATTGCGAGACGGTATAGCTTTTTCTTCTAACATTATATAAATCCATTTAATGAATTAGTAAAAGACTTAGTATTAATATTAGTTTCTTTAGACTCATTAGTTTGTCCAGGAACTGAAGGGTCAAGATTTTTATTTGTAGCTATATTACCCCACATATTTAAAGGACCAGTATAATACATTTTTTTACTAGGATTATTAGCGTTATTAGCAGATCCTTTAGCATCGCCTGCTGGTATTATATCAATGTATTCTCCTACAAGAGGCTGCTGAAAATTTAATAGATTTAATGGGCTAGCTATATTATTAAGATTAGGATTACCTAAATTAGATTTATTATAATTATTAAATGTATCTTCATAATAAACATCACCATTAGGTAAAATACCAGTTACTCTATATCGATATTTAGTATTTAATGACTTTTGAGTATTAGTTATACCACTAGATACAGCAGCATTACTAATAGTAGATGTACTAGTAGTTACTCCAGCTGTATTTAATGATCCTAAATTAGGCATATTAATCGTTTAAACCTAAACCTTCTAAAGATTCAAATAAAAGTTGTTTGTCTCTTTCAGACATTATACCACCGTCTTCAGTGTTTTTAGCTCCTACTGCTTCAATTTTTTGGATTATACCTAATAACTTTAATAAAACATCATCATTTTTAATACTTAAATCCATGTATTCTTTAATTAAAGGAACCATCATAACAGCGTCTCCACCGTCTGTAATAAATTCTTTTAATTGAGAAATAAGACCTTTAAGCTGTTTAGCTTTTTCTTGTTTGTCTTTGTAAGCTTCTTCCATTAATGAAGATATAGTTTTACCTTTAAACACTTCTTTATTGTAATCCATATTCTACAATAAATATGATTTTATTAAAGTTTTTTAACTACACCGTTTATTGTGTATTGATTAAATAACACAACATATAATTTTTTCATTTTTTTAATGATTTTAGTTATAACAGTTGTATCTACATCAATCATTTCCTTAATGAATATATAAAATGCTTTTTTATTAAATATATCCATGTTTTTTCGTTTACGGAATAATTCTAAAATAGCATCTACTACTTGTTGATCTTTTTCTTTAGGAAACAACTTAGGCATATATGTTTCAATGTATAATATATAAACATTTAAAAAATCAGACAAGTCATTATTGACTTCTTGTACAATAAATTCTTTAGAAATTTCTAAATCATCATTAATATCATCTACATCTGAGTGTGATTTTAGTTTCTTATAGTTATTTTGATTATTAAATATAAAATATCTTTTAGCTATAGTACCAAAATATGAATATGCTTTTCCTTTACCAGATTTGAATTTTTTAAGTCGTTCTATTAAGAATATTATAGCATCATGTTGTATTTCATTAATAGAATGATTATCTGTATAATAATACTTATAAGTATGTATTAAATTTTCTGTTAGTTTAGAAAAAGCATAATGTATGCGTTCCCTATAAATTTTATTTCTTTCTTGATCATCAGTAGAAGACACATATGATATAATAGCGTCTTCAGTGTCTTGAGTAAAATAATTTTTATTCTTTTTAGGTTTTCGTTTCCGTAGTGTTCCTTTTTTAGTATATAAAGTTGGATCTAACTGTTTTGTCATTACTTGTAGTTTTTTAAAGCTTCATTCAAGGCTTTTAGTTCTAACCACATATGACCAACATAATCATTAGCTCTAAAAATTTGTTGTTCATCAATAGTATCAAACATTTTTGTTACTTGGTCAACAGTATTTTTAGTTTCAGAAATAAAATCAGCTTGTTTAGTTGCTATTTCTTCTAACTTTTCATTTCGTTTATATTGATTCCATATGATGTAAACTAAAATAGATATTATCCATATTCCTATATTAAGTATTATTACCATATTATAAATTTTTTAACATATCAGCAAAAGCATTATTTTTAGAACCAATTTGTCTAATAGCTTTTTCTTGAGCTGGTTGTTTGTAAGTTTGTTTTGTTTGTTTTTTAGGTTCTTGATAAAAACCATCAAGCCATTCTTGTTCCCATTCAACTCTAGCAGCCATTAAGTCAGCTTGATGTATAATAAATACTAAAGAAGTACGAGGTTTTGTTTCTGGCATCCATGATTTTAAGTAAGGTTCATTAGCTGGATCATATAACCCATCATGAAGTTTAATACTTAAAGTTTCATTTTGAGTTAATTGAAGACCTAACATATTCAAAATCCAAATACTCCTATCAGGAACAGACATGTAAGATAATTTAGGATTAAAAACATACATTTCTCCTAATTTATTGCGTCTCCATTCGTCTGTAGAGTCAATGTAAGCGGCATTGTCAAAGTCTCCAAATTTACCTAAATCATGATTAATAGCTGAAAATACTAGTTCTTCAACAGTGTATGTAGATTTAGTGTTGAATTTAGTCCAAACATCATGTAATGCTAAAGCACCATCAATTACTCTTAATACATGATCAATATAACCGCCTTCAAAAGAATTATGATATTCTCTTTTATTAGACGCTGGCATTAAACAAAATCGTTCTTCATATTGTTTATAGAAATTTAATAGTACTTCTTTACGAGGTGAAGAAATATGTTGATCTATAATTGAAAGAAAGCGATTCCAATTATCAAGAATTTGTTCTGGAGTTAATTTAACATTCATAACTTTAATATAACTAATATGTTTTAGTGAGCCAAATTACCTAAAGTCATCTGACTCATTAGATAAATAAGTACGGCTTTGTTCTAGAGCTTTTTGTATTTGATACAATTTAGACTCAATGTCTTTTTGCTCTGCTTCTGATGTTGGTCTAGTGCGTAAGAAATATTCTAACGCTTTAACTGATGTCTCTATAGTTGAAAGACATTGATGTACGGGTTGTTTGAATCTCATAAGTATTTTTGTATTTGTTCGTAAACTGAGTGTTCTGATTTTAAGTCGTCTGTTGTTATGATTTTATATTGAGGACGAGTAATAAATAGTATAGGATAATGATTAATGTTAAGTACTGTTTCTATTTCATCAGCTATTTCTTCATGTTTTTCATTCATACAGTCAAATTCATCATAGTCAGCATCATTAATCATTAAGTCAACTTGTACTTCTTTACATTTTTTACATCCTGCTAACTTAAACATTATTATTTGAGGATTTGATTCAGTACCATTAACTTTTTGATATTCTATTACTTTATTAAATAAGTCAATCATAATAGTGGGAATATACAGAAAAAAAGTGACGAAGCCAAGCCTTTTTATGAAGAAGGTAAAAACTTTTTAACTAAGGTGTGAAACATACGTGAAGGTAATAATTCTTCAGCTGAGTTAGGGTTACTTGTATCTAAAGTATTAATTTTATAATGATAACGTTTTATAGCAATTTCAGCTAATTTAAATGTTGTGTAACGTTTATTTTTAATAACTTTAATAAGTACTTTAATGTTAGGTATGTTATGAGTCATTAAGTGGGAATATAACGAATTTTTTGGACAAAGCCAAATTATTCTTATAATCCTGCTAATTTTTTATATCTTTCAAATAAAGCACTATCAGCGTCATCTGCTTTTTTATCTGAACGCATTTGACTAAACATGCCTTTTAACATGTTCATTTGATCTGTAGGTACATTGTTATTAATAACATTAGTCATTAATTTAATAAACTCACTGTTATCTAACTTGTATATGTCTTGTAAAAAATCATCTCTTTCTTCTGGTGTGACATCAGTTTCAAGTTTATTAATAATATCAAATAAATTTTTAGTAATTAATTGACCATAAGCAATGTCTTCAGGTTCGTTTTTAATTTTATCTATTTTACTAACTACTTTTTCTCCTCTTTCTAAATCATCAAATCCAAATAAACCAATGATTTCATACATTCCTTTTACAATTTCTAATACAAGAACAGGAAACACAATAGCTCTAGCTTTAATAACCCATTTTTCTTTTTCAAAATCATAAAATACTGACTCAGCACCTGTAGCGCTATTTTCTAAATCACTTCCACCCATATTCATACTAGCCATTCCCACCATAAAATCAATCATGTCAAGAGCTGTTTGCATTAAATCTTTATACTTATCAGAAGTTCCTTCACCACCAACAATGTCAATATATTCTTGTTGAACATAATGAGCTGATTTACTAAATGTAGAACCACCTTGAGTTATAGCATTAATTAGTCTTCTTTTTTTCAAGTCAGCCGCTATATCATCCATCATTTCATTTTCTTCTTCAACACTTAATTCATCAATGTCTTCTTCATCAGGTGTATTAGGTTGTAAAGCATCTTTAACTTGTGACTGAGGAACAATTTTAGCGTCAATTTCAATTACATCTTCATTTGATTTTAAGTAAGGATAAGCTTCATAAACAACATCATAAGCTAATTGTTCAAGTAAATCTTGATTTCCTTGTTCTAATCTCATCACTTGCATAGCAAGCTGTTGTAATTGCATAGCAACTTGCATTGGATTTTTGCCTTGTAATCTTTGAGCTACACTACCTTTTAACTTACTTAAAGTTTCAGGATCAAAGATTTTATCATAATCAGCTTCATGGAGTTTATCAAACTCAGACATATAACGATCAATGATTTTTTTTAGTATTTCTTTAGTGTTTTCTTCTAAATTTGCTTTAGGAGCTGGTTTAGGACTAGTACCTGGACTAGGAACAGATGTTCTTCTAGGTTTAGGTTTAGTAGGTGTACCTGGTTTAATAACTGGTTGAGTAGGATTTTGTTGGGGATTAGGCATGTGTATAAATATTATTATTTGTATTCTTCACCTAATTTTAAATTATATACTTTATCAGGTATAAAATAATTAGGTTTAAGTTTAGATATCATGTATTGTATTTCTTTACCACTTACATCTTCAATATCCATCATAATTTGATCACGTGAATTTAATAATGGACTTTTTCTAGTATAGTATCTAGTAATAGTTTTACCTATTAATCTTGCTCTAAGTGATTTATCATCTTTTATTTCATCACCATTAAAAACATATCCTGGTTCTAAAATAATATCATTAGCTAAACTAGAAGCTAAGTCTTTATCTGCATCAGTAAATTCAAAGTCATCAAACTCAGTAATCATAAATGAAAAATCTTTATTTTTAGCTTTATATCGTTGTTTAGCTTTTTTTATAAACTCATAATAAAGTTTAGTTAAAAGTTTAGGATTATCTTTAATATTTCCTAACTCAGGACTTGGATTGTTAGTAATAGTATTATAGAAAAAATCAGATGATTGTTTTACATAATTATCATAATCTTGCTTTAATTTTTCGTAGCGTTGTTTAGATCTTTGTTTTAATTTTTCTAAATGCTTAGCATAAGCTTCAGGATCTTGTTTAAGTTTTTCATAACTTTGTTTAAGACGTTGTTTTACTTTTTCTGGGTTTTTTTCATAGTACTGGTTAGCAGATTGTTTTATTTTTTCTCGGTTTTTTTCATAGTACTGGTTAGCAGATTGTTTTATTTTTTCTGGGTTTTTTTCTCGATATTGTTTTTGTTTTTCTAAGTATTTAGCATAGGCTTCAGGATCTTGTTTAATTTTTTCTCGGTTTTTTTCTATATATTGTTTAATTTTTTCTCGGTTTTTTTCTCGGTATTTTTCTTGATATTTTTCTTGATATTGTTTTATTTTTTCTGGGTTTTTTTCTCGATATTGTTTTAATCTTTCTAAATATTTAGCATAAGCTTCAGGATCTTGCTTTAATTTTTCTCTAGATCGTTTTTGTTTTTCTAAATGTTTAGCATATGCTTCAGGATCCTGTTTTAATTTTTTTATATAGTGTTTTTGTTTTTCTGGGTTTTTTTCTTGATATTGTTTAGCATTTTGTCTGTTTTTTTCTTGATATTTAGCCCAAGCTTCAGGATCTTGCTTTAATTTTTCTCTATATTGTTTATCTCTTTGTTTAGCTTTTTCTAAATACTTAGCATAACCTTCTGGGTCTTGTTTTTTACGTTCTTCAGACCAAGCTTCATTAAGTTCATCTAAATCATCAGGTAAGACTACTCTATATTGAGGTTTTAAAAAATCATTAGTATAATAATAATCATCTATTTCACCAAACATCAATACACGATCATCTCCAATAACTTCAATGTTTGTAATTTTATGAGGACTAGATTTTAATGATTTTATTTGATATTTCTTTAACGTCTCACCTTTTTCAAAAACATCAATCCACATATTAGGCATAATAGTATCTCCAACTGTTAATTCTTTAACATTTAAATTAGCTGCTAAATCTTTATCAGTATCAGTAAACTCAAAGTCATCATCTGATTCAGACAATGGTTTAAATGTATTAAACTCAGGTTTTAAATAACTACTATGAATTACAGAGCCATTAGTGAAAACTATTTTATAGTAATCTTTACTATCTGGCACTAATTCACTTTTAAATAACCCACTAATTGTGTGAGGTTCTTTAAGAAATTTTTTATATTGTTTAAGGGTATCTTTACTATCTTCTCCAACTTTTAAATAATCAATTGATCTTTCTAAAGCTTCTTTATCCCACATTTGAGGAATAACAATACTGCCTACTTTTAACTCATCATCAACACCTAAATAACTAGCTAATTCTTTATCAGTGTCTGTAAATTCAAAATCATCAGATTCACTCATAGTAGAAGGCAAATATACTTTAAAAAATACCTCTTCCCATTGGTTTTCCCATCCGTGTTTAAATAAATATCCAGGAATTTCTTGTGTTGTTTGTCCTTTATGTAACCAATCTAATAAATCATCATTTTGTATGTAGTTTTCTCCTATTAAATCTTTAATAAATTGAGCATTATGTGGAATATTTTGACCTAATAATTCTTCTAATTCATCATTATTAGTTTTAATAACTTTAACTTCATCAAAATAATATCTTTCACCAGTGCCATCCCAAAACAAGTACTCGTTAGTCATTTCAATAACAATAGGCCAAGTACCAAAACTCATAGCTAATTCTTTATCTATGTCGGTAAACTCAAAGTCATCATCTTGCTCATCTAAATCACTTATTACTTTAAATTCTGGTTTTAAATTATTATTTTTAAATTCAGCATTAAAATCTTCTAACCACCAATAAAAACCATCATTTTCAAAATACTGTGTTCTTTTAATTTTACGAGGTACACTAGTAAGATGTTTAAAATATTCTCTAGTACTAAGATTAGAAGTAATAGAATCTTTCCACATATCAGGAGTAATATAATCTCCTACTTTTAACTCAATAGTATTTAAACCTGCTGCTAATTCTTTATCAGTATCAGTGAACTCAAAATCATCATCTGATTCATTTAAAAACATTTGATATGTTTTCCATTTATGTATGTCAAAAGTATCTCGCATAAAGTTTGGTTTTGTAAAAAAAATTTATTATATTTATAAATATGAAAAAATTTATAGTTTTAATATTAACTTACTTAGTATTCCAAGTAAATACATATGCTCAACGCGACAGTGTATTGATTATAGGTAATACATTTACTTGTATGTATAGCGAGACAAAACAACAACCACTGTGGGTAACATATAAAATACAATGTACTAATGGTAAAGTACCTCGCACAGGTATGGATTTTTATACAGTACCAGGTATAATCACATCAGACAATAAAGACTATGAAGCTAATGTATGGGATAAAGGTCACTGTGCTCCAGCTGCTGATTTTAATTGCTATAAAGAAACACTACAAAGTACTTTTTCGTATTTAAATTGCGTTTTACAACATGAAAGACTAAATCGCGGTGT